TCACCAATGAAACCTTTTAGGACAGCTTCATATGCGGTAGGAACGGCGGGAATTAACTCGCTAGTCTTAAGCAAAAGATTTGCTAGAACTGGAGGAAGAATTAAGAACCTATCACTTGAGGGGATTTGAGCCTCATCAAGTTTTTGCTTAAGTTCAAGGATCTTTCCATAGAAAGTATTGTAAGCGACTTGGACTTTAGAAACGGACTCAACCACATAAGAAGTACCTCCGGAGATTGCTCCACCGGTATATGCGGAAGTTAAGTCATCAGAGTCATCTTCAATCACACCCTCGGTCGTGCTGGAAACAGATTTAACTCTGTACCATTTAGTATGACCAACGGCTTTAATACCTTTACCAACCCAAGCGGCAGTAACAGGAGTACCACCAGCAACCACAAAAGCACCAGTTGTTGCGGTGATTGTGATTGTAGTAGAGTCATCAGCGTCAGTTCCGACACGATTACCTGCGGCTACGTCTCCACCAAAACCTAGAACAAAGGAGTCAATTTCTTGAGCCAATGTTTTTGCTAAGGTAGCAATTAAGGTTCCATCCGGATTTTTGATCCAGGAGTGAAATCTTTGAAGAGATTGGATTTTGAAATAATAAGCTTTCTGTTGGTCAGTCTCTAGGATACCAACACTCTCGGTCACGTCATCGGCGGTAAGAGCCGATCCGACATAATTTTTAAGAGCGATAGCACCGAACGTCATTATGTTCAGCTTGCTAAGTTTGTCTTTGATTTCACCCTCATAATCCTGGTTGCTAATATCCATAGCAATGGATTGTTCAAAGAAAAGGGATATTACTTTTTGGCTAAAACCTTGAGCCAAAGTTGTTCCGTAATTTGCCATATTTCTATATAAAAACTAATAATATTAAATTACCGTTCTTACATAGAAGAGTTTGGTACTAATTAGAATATCCGTTATCTTTTACCAAAAGTCAAGTGGTTAGGCACAAAATTGATTAGACTTTTATCTTGATTTTCTTGGCTCTGATCAACCGGACATATTCTCCCGGTCTAGTTCTCATCAATTCGGCGGCCTCTTCTGGAGTCATCCCCTCTTTAGGTTGAGGAGCTTCGCCACCAGGTGAGTGGAAGAGTGATTTTTTCTTTTCAGTTACCGGATTTTCAAATAAGAATATCTTGGCCAAATCATCCATTGGTAAACCTTTTCTGGATGGCCGGGTAGCAAATCTCTTAAACTCTTCTTCTCTGCCAACAATTTTAGGAAACATATCCGGGATCTCTTCGTTGATATAAGACTCCACGCTCTCTTGCCACTTGCGGTCATTGTTGAACTGATTGGTGGAGTTTTTGATCTCGGTGATCTCTTGCTCTAACTCTTCGGTTTTCTTGATGGCCTTTTGTTCACCTAAAGTCATATCTTCCCAATCCGAATACTTTTCTTTGAGAAAATCCTCGGTAATTTCCACCTTTTTATTCTTCTCTTCTTCAATCTTATCTAACTGGCTTTTTAAGACCATAGCTTCCTTTTGGGACTCTTTGGCTTTTGTCTCCCAATCAACCGGAGGTTTCTCTGGTTCTTTGGGGGTTTTAGGAGCTTTAGGAGCTTCTTCTGACTCTTCGGCCTCTTCAATAATTTCGTCTGCCTTGGCCTCTTCTTCGGCGGCTAAACGATCTAACTCTTCTACGTCCACTTCGGGTTTTGTTTTGTTTGTTACTGTCATAATTTTGGCGTCCCTATTCGGGGTTTGCTAAATAAATAATTATTTAATATATTTTCTTTTTGCTTTCTTAACTTCTTTAACAACCGGGATGGAGTCAAACTCTCTCTCGGTTAAATACTCTTTCCGGGCAATGAGGAAAGCTATCTCATCAGCGTCCAGATCTTTTGACGATTTACTTAATAACTCTTCCAGATATTTTAATGTATCCGGATCTAATGTCTTTTTGGCGATCATATTTGGTTTTTATAATAAACTTCTAATGCTTCTTTGGCTTTTTCAGGAGAAAATAAAAATTGCTCTAACATTAGGAAGTTTTTGAGTCTGGCCTTTAGACCTTTGGACTCAATGCTATTTTCCTTAGTATTAACCAGATCCCTTTCAATCACGGTTATCATATTCCGGACAAACTTTTTAGTGTCCTCAAGGGTAACAGCTTTACCCTCAAGTATCTTTAAGTGTTCCTTGTAGGTTTCTCTCTCGGCGGCATTTAACTGATCATAGCCACCCAGCTTGTCTACTATATTTTCTAATATACTCATTGTATTGATTTAATTATTAAGCTTGGACTGGTAATGTTGGAATAGTTGGTTGTGGGGCTGGTTGAGCTGGTTGAGCCTGTTGAGGAACTTGTCCTGGTTGAGGTTGTCCGTTCATACCCATAGGAGCGGCCATCATTTGCTCTTCCTCGGCCAATATCTCTTTGGTTTCGTCCGGGGTTAAGCCACCAATATCTAATAACTTCTTTTTGATAATGTTTCCTAGTGTCTGATTGTTGGGTAAAAAGGCTTTCACCGCATTAAGCTTGTTTATTTCCTCTAAGTCTTGCTCGGATTTATCTTTCTTGCTTACTACTTTACAGGAATAACCAGAGGCAGATTTCCAGCTTTGAGGAGTGATTGTCTTAGAAAAGGTGGTGCCATTGTATCCTTGCTTATAAAGTTTAACCGCTTCAATCTCATTTCCCATTGCTTCCAGTAATTTAATGTATTTGCGACCTAAGTTCATCCAGGCTTGTTGATAATAAAGAGACATAGATTGGATCCGGTCAAGAGCATTACCGGCTAAAAGTTCTACTTCACCTAAGGTAATTTTCTTTTGTTCACTTACACCTTGAGTGATGGCGGTGGCCGCACTTGCCTTTTCAGCTACTTGAACCACAAAGTTGATTTCTTCAAGATTGCCATTAAGTTGGGGTATTTCTACGCTTTTAATCAAATCATTTGGATTACCGGGAATTGGATACCAACCCCAGGCTTTCGGCTCAAAGGTTTGAGGAATAAAGGCTCCATCTTCACCGGAAGTATTAGAGTTAAAATAGTTCATCCCAAAGTTTCTTAAGGTTCGGTTCTCAACTGTTTGGCTAAACCAGGAATTGACGATTTGATTGGGAACTCTTACAGCGTCATCAACACCATCACACCAAAAGTCTCGGTTCTCCAGATCCTCACCCCAAGTCTCATAAGGATAGTGGGATCTCCAGAAATGATCACTTGTCTCACCAATAAGATTTTCTAAGGTATCAGCGAAAAGGATCCGTCTAGTGGTCACTCCCTCAAGTTTAATAGCACCGGATAAGGTAAAGATAATCTCATCTTCCTCAATTTCCGGATTGTAAACCTTGGTAAAACCCTCTTGAAGTTGGACTAATGTTTGGCCGATAGCTGGATTATCAATGTTAGTGTCACCCATCTCCGCCAATGCTTCGTTCTTAGTTCTTAATTTCTCGGCATTTTCCGAAGAAACCACCATACCTTGTTCGGACTCAAAAAACTCTTCCATCTCGGCAACAACGTCTTGGTCATACATTGGATTGGCTTTTAGGTCATCTAGTGTCTCAAAGATATTGTCTTGGATTAAATACCGGGCAGAGTCAATGTTAGTCGGATCAATAAACCTGTCCACTCTCATATCAATTGGATCAACGATATGAAATTTAACCTTACCTTTCATAACATTTAGTTTTTCAAATGTCCGGCCAAAGGTGATTACTTGCTTTTTATCTACTTTATCTTTGAGTTCTAATTGGTTTTCTACTTTAACCACATCTGTCCAGTATTGGTTATAAAACAGTTCCTTTTGCTCGTCATTGTCTAAGTTTATGAACTCCAGGTCTACAAAGTCATCAATCTTTGAAAGAATAGTCTTGTTGATTTGCTTCATCAGAGGCAAGTTTACTGATTGTCTTTGAGTTAGGCGATTAACAATTACTTTATCCCGGCTAAGCTCGTAATTTGATTTCCAATCGTCGTGACGTCTCTTCTGAAACTCCCAGCCATCTTCGGCGTTAGCATTAAGGATAAATTCTAGTTTGTCCAGACTGATTATGTTATCTATTGCCATATAGAAAGAATATATCACAAACCGGGGAAATAACTATTGACTCCGCCAAATCCAAGTGAGGGATCATAGTTAAACTTTTTCGGTTTATCTAGTTCAAAATATAACCTCATCATCATCATATCAGAAAGATCCGGGGATCTACCCAAATTCTCTTTGACTTCTTCTTTGGAAACTATTTGAAGAGTTGAAACATCATCTGTTATTTTTCGCCTAATCTGCCCCAATTCTTCTACTAATAAATCTCTATCCATCTCGGTCAACTTAGCCGATACAGTAATGACGTGGTTATTCACCTTTTCGGCAAACATATAAGAGCATTGAGTCTTTAAGTTCCGGTAGTTTTCTTTCTTTAGTTTCTCTGGATCTAGTGGATTTTTAGTTTGGATAGCACTTGAGTTATTAACAAATCCCTTTATTCCCTTGAGATGGTCTACTACTCCACCGCCTACTCCGTCCTCGTCTACCACACAATGAGAATAGGGGATTCGGTTCTCTCCCATTATGGTTCTAATGTCGGTGATAGTTTGATCAATCCCTTGTTGTCTCTTAGTTATCACTTCATAGAGATCCCAGCCCCTCCAGAGGCCGTAAACGATACGATCAGAGCCAAACCGGGCAATATCGGCGGTTAAGTAAATTTGATCAGAAAACTCCGGGGTAGTGCTGAACATATCAATAATAGCGTCATAGCTAATTAAGACTGTATCCTCATCATCATATTCCCAAATACCATCTTTAAGCCGGGCTTTTGTCACCGGATCGGTTATCTCACTTAGAGCCTTGCCGTATTCCTCGGCGGTAAACTTATTATCCATATAAAGTGATTGAGTAAAAGAATACTCCCGGGGCAAGCTATGATCACGCCAGGGCTTATAGAATATTCGGTATAGCCAGTTTTTTGTCGGATTAAAAGTCAAAAGAAACTTAGGAACTTCCAATCCAAACTCCAGGTTCTTCCACCGGCCTATTCTGGACTTGAGGACATCAAAGGCGAGAAAGTGCCACTCTCCCACCTCTTCTCCCCAGCCTCCGGTATATTCCAATGATCCAAACCTCTCAAACATAGGATCTGATGGCTTGAAATCAACGTCTAACAAATCAATCCGGGATCCAGTCGCACCACCTCTAATAAACTCAATATAGTTGTATTTAGAATTAAGTTGCCAATCCTCTTTTGGGATCTGATGATAGGCACAAACCTTTGTCCAGGTGATATAAGTTGATCCCATCAATCTCTTGAGTTCTTTCCGGCCGATAAACCATTTGCTCCCCGGATAGCGATAACAGTTTTGAAGTAACCACTCACAGCCAAGCCACGTCTTGCCCCCACCAGCTCCTCCACCAAAGCCTACAAACCTCGTATGATCATCATCAAGGTATTGATAGCAATAATGTTGTTTAAGTTGAGGGGTTATGTTTACTTCCATCTTCGGGGACTATGTAA